TACAAACAATATCAACAATGAAAAACATTTTGGCTGAGGCTGAAATATCAGAAAAGTTTGATAGCGAGTTTGCTATCTATGATCTACCAGAATTTTTAAGATCAGTAGAACTATTTGAAAAACCAGAGTTACAATTTAATGGTGGTTCAAATGTTAAAATCACTGACACCAATTCTAAACAATCAATTAAGTATTTCTTTGCTGATAAATCTGTTATTGTATCACCTACAAAAAACATTACAATGCCAGATAAAGAAGTTACTTTCACCCTAAAGAAAGAAATATTTGCTAAATTATTAAAAGGTGTTACAACACTTAATTTACCAGATGTTGCTGTCGTTGGTGATGGTAAGAACATTATTCTTAAAGCTACATATAAAAAGAACAAGTCATCTAACGAATATTCTTTGAATGTTGGTGAAACTGATAAGAAGTTTACAGCTTATTTCAAAGCAGAAAACTTTAAAATGATAAGTGATGATTATGATGTTGCTATTTCTAAACAAAAGATAAGTCATTTTGTTAATAGAAACAAATCAATACAGTATTGGATAGCATTAGAACCTGATTCGGAGTTTTAATAATGGTAACTCTTGTTAAGAACGAACATCACTCGGTAACCAGCAGCTTTACTTATTCTTTAGATGATACAGATGTAATTGAAACTTTCGGTTCAATGGAACGATTTGATGAAATCGTATCTTACAACGGTAATCAATTCGGTCACACCGAACCTATTGGAGACAAACCCACAGATGAAGAAACTGATAAGTTTTGGGATTATATTCAGGAACATGATTATGATAACCGTGAAGATGATTGGGTAAGTGATAGAAAAGGTGGCTACGAAGTTGATGTTGAATTAATTGATGATAAAGAAAAAAACAAAAACGGAAATAGCTCAAGTGATGGCTGAACTAGATGTTATGTTTGCTAACTGGAAATGTGTGCCGACTATAACATCTAAAAATTTTTTAGAAAAAGCCAAGAAAGAAAAAGAAGAATTAGCAGAATGTTATGAAGAAGCAAAACGGCAAACTAAAGAACGTAAAGATAAAGAAAAAACGGAATCAGAAAAACTCCAAGAGAAATTAGAGCCATTACCATTCTGTCCAATGTCAGACGAATAGAAATATATAATATTATGAAAGAGGTGAACAATGGAAAAAACAAAAGACTTCCTTTGGACTGAGCAATATAGGCCAAAGACGATAAGTGAGTGTATTCTTACCGAAGAATTAAAAGATACATTTACTCAATTTCTAAAACAAAAAGAAATACCAAATCTACTGTTATCTGGTACTGCCGGTACTGGTAAAACAACTGTTGCTCGTGCCTTATGTGAAGAACTTGGTGCCGATTATATCATCATCAATGGTTCAGATGAAGGCCGTCAAATAGATACATTAAGACATAAGATTAAAAACTTTGCTTCTACAGTATCTCTTACCGAAGACGCTAACCATAAAGTGGTTATAATAGATGAGGCAGATTATATGAATGCTGATAGTGTTCAACCTGCTTTAAGAAACTTTATAGAAACATTTTACAAGAACTGTAGATTTATATTTACATGTAATTATGTTAATAAGATAATACCTGCCTTACATAGTCGTTGTACCGTAATTGATTTTTCCATTAAGAATGGTCAAAAGGTTAAGACCGCTACTGCCTTTATGAAAAGATTAGAGGGTGTTCTAAAGGAAGAGAATATAGAATTTGAGAAGAAAGTATTGGGTGAACTAATACAGAAATTCTATCCAGACTTTAGAAGAACTATCAATGAACTACAAAGATACTCTGTAAGAGGTAAGATAGACAGTGGTATACTGTTTAGTCTGTCGGAGGCGAACACCAAAGACTTAATTGTATCTTTAAAAGAGAAGAAGTTTAATGATATGAGAAAGTGGGTGGTTCAAAACCTAGACAAAGAGGCCGCTTTTCTATTCAAAACTATCTATGAAGTGCTTTACACAGCACTAGATTCCAAATCTATACCTCAATCAATATTAATTTTAGCTGGATATCAATATAAATCTGCTTTTGTGGCAGACCAAGAAATAAATATGGTCGCTTGTCTAACAGAAATAATGGCAAGTTGTAAATTTAAATGATTGGACATTTATACGGATTCTTCCAGAGAGATTTCAAATCTAGTAAGTATTTTCTAACCATTGGTAAGTCTGTTGATTGGAAACATAGAGAAAATACATATAAAATAACCAATGCTAATATTTCTTTTGATTATTTGAAAGAGGTTAAGTACAACTATTTAACAGAAGCAGAATCAGACCTTATAAAATACCTCAAAGAACATTTTTCGTTATGGAAAACCAGTATGGAACAGTTTGAAGTAGGGAACAGTGAACTAGATGTAGCAAAAGCAGAGAAGATATTATTAAATGTCATGTACAAGGTTAAAACCAAAGGTAAAGATGTGGCTGGTATAGAATATGAATATGGCACCTTATTTGGTACAAAAGATGTAAGAGATTTAAGAAAGCCATGTACTTTTATTCCAGGCAAAGTAAGTATGATTACTACAAAAGCTGGTGTAAAAGAAAAATTAAGGACTTATTTAACTAAATACCAGAAAAAAGGCAGACGTCTTTTAAAATTACAGCGCGAACAACGAGTACCAGTTAGTAATTACGCTTGGGATATAATACAGATTGTTCAATCTAATGAAAGAGAAAAACAAAGACAACGAGAAGAATTTGAGAATAACTATGGCAAGAAGAACATTATTTAGAAGTTTGATAGTTAAATTAAGAATGTGGTATGCCGATATACGAGGTCATCATGGTAAGAGATGGGATTACGAACCAGGTGATTATTATATGGGAAGTCATAAAGGACATTTAAAACATCAACGAAAAAAATAGAAAGTTAAGTTTATATTATGTATCAATTATCAGACTATCTTAATGCGATCAATTTCACTAAAGAAAAATTACTAGATACAGACGACCTTACGTGGGAAAAGAAGTATCCACCGTTTATAATTAACAAGTGTTTATCAATGTTTTATGATTGTATAGCACAAGTTAATGAGATGAATGGCTATCATTTTCTGGATAAGAAAACACAGTTCCATTTTCTACTAAATAGTATAAGAAAAAGAAAACGATTTGGCGGTAAGTGGTTATCACAAACCAAGTTGAAGAATTTAGAATATGTAAAAGAGTATTATGGCTACAGTAATGAGAAGGCCAAACAAGCTCTCAGCATACTAAAAGACGAACAAATTGAATTTATAAAAGAGTCCTTGAATAAAGGTGGGAGAAAAAAATGAGTGAAGAAATTATTAGTTGGTCGCCTGACAGTATGTTAGAGGTAACACTCAAACAACCAGACGACTTTCTTAAAGTAAGAGAAACATTAACTAGAATAGGTGTTGCTAGTAGAAAAGACAAAACACTTTATCAATCGTGCCATATACTACACAAACAAGGTAGATATTTCATAACACATTTCAAAGAACTATTTGCTTTAGATGGTAAGAAGGCCACATTGGTAGAAAATGATATACAAAGAAGAAACACAATTACTATTCTTTTACAAGATTGGAATTTAATTGACATAGTAAAACCTGCTGAAGCTGAAAACAAAGCTCCATTAAGTCAAATTAAAGTATTACCTTTTAAAGAAAAGAAAGAATGGACGCTATCAGCTAAATATAATATTGGAAAGAAAATTGAAGAATATAAAGATAAAGTAAAATTAGAGAATGAATAAATGTTGGTTTCAAAATTTAGAGAATATATAGCAGAACAGAATCCAGGTCGTAAAGATAAACCTATTACGGTTGCTATTCTTACGAAGTCTAGTCCAGATGTTAAAAAACAAAAATCAGGTAGCTCTCCAAAAAAAGAATTAACAGTCGGTTTAATAGAAAAGGCCTGTAAGAAAAAAGGTTTTGATTGTATTGTTATTAACACCAAACACGCTATCATCACAGGTAAAGATGAAGATAGAAATACTTTAACCATTTATAATTATGATGGTAAAGATTCGGAACACACATTTGTAGGTAAAGATACAGTTTGTATAACAAGAGCAGGTTCAATTGAAGATGAAGCTGGATTATCTTTAGTATCTGCCTTTCAAAATTCAGCAGCATTTATGGTAAATACAAGATCAGCTATGTTGACTTGTGATAATAAATTAACAACAGCATTATTGTTTGAGAAGTTTGGTATACCTACACCAAAAACATCATTTGTTTCTAACGAAAAAAATATAAAAGACGCAGTAAAATTAATTGGTGGTAAGTTTCCTATTATACTTAAAACATTAACCGGTACACAAGGTATTGGTGTAATCAAAATTACAAGTATAGATTCTTTAGTAGCTACAATACAAGCATTATGGAAACATGACGCAGAGATATTAATACAAGAATATATGGAAATAGATGGTGATATAAGAACAATTGTTGTTGACAATAAAATATTTGCCTCAACAAATAGAATATCAGCAAAAGGAGAGTTTAGATCAAATACTCATAGAGGTGCTACACCAAAACCTTATAAGTTAAGTGAAGAAGAACAAGAGATCATTTTAAAGGCGGCTAGAGTGTCTAAAGCTTATCTTGTAGGAGTAGATCATATAGTTTACAAGGGTAAACCTTATGTGTTAGAGATCAATGGTAGTCCAGGTTCAGGAGCAGAATACGAGGGTTATCAATATAAAGATTATTATTCAGAACCAGAACCATCAGGAGTTATTAATGGTGAAAAATTAATGTATGATATTATAGATTGGGTATCAAAACGAAGCCATTGGGATAGACAATCAATTGCTGAATGTGGTTGGTTAGAAACAGTTGAACTAGATGAAGTGGGAAAAGTAAGAGTTAAGTTTGATACAGGTAATGGATCAAAGGCTTGTGCTCTACACGCAGATGAAATTTTAGAAGAAGGCAAAACTATTAAATGGAAATATGATGGAAAAACATTTAGTAAACCAAGACATGGTATAAGTAAAGTTTATAGAGCAAATGCTGATGGTGAAGAACCATCGGAAACAAGGCCAACTATATTAATGGATATTACTTTTAATGGATTTACTTACAAAGATATAGAAGTTGGTTTAGACGCTAGACCAAGATCAGGTTCAGATTTATTAGTTAATAGAGATTTAATGCGTCAAATGAATATTAGTGTCAACCCTAATAGAACATTTGTATTAAGTAAACGATTAAGACCGGTTGATAAAGAAGGAAAAGAAGACAAAGTTGGTTTTGAGAAAGATTAACATTGACATTTAAGTCAATCTATGTTATATTATAAACAAATAATTTAAGGAGATATTATGCAAGAAGTGAAGCTATTAAGACTATCTACAGGCGAAGATGTAATTGCTAAAGTAGGTGAGAATGACCAAGGCGTTAGTTTACATAAACCATTTGTAATCATACCACAACAATCAGCACCAGGACAACCAATACAATTGATGATGTCGTTGTATAATGCTTTTGGTAAAAGTGATACGATCACATTAAGTAAAGATAAGATTGTCTTTATCACAGAACCTAAAGATGACATCAAATCAAATTACGAAGCAAACACAAGTAAGATAATTACTAAACCATCAGGACTTATAACAGAAACATC